TGAGGTTGTAGGTTCAAACAGATTTGCCTTTGCAGGATCTTTACCCTTGCTAGAAGAAAATAGCTTTGCTGCGGATCTTGACAAATACAAGGGGGCTAGCAACACGGCCTACCTACCACTAACAGAATGGACTACGATCAAGTCTAGAGAAACAGATGCAACCATCTTTGGCTTTTTAAATACAGGGCTTTTGACTAATAACGAACTGCTAGTAACCTATGCAAATGGAACTACTCAAACCTACTACATCACCCCTGCTGCGGTTGCGACTCCGAGCGTGACCTACATCCAGATCACACCTTTGACCTATGGGGGAAGCATCGACAATATTCAGGTTTTTGCAAACTGGAATAACGGATCAGCAAGGAGGGCAAAGTTTGCTACTATCTTCATTCAAAGTTGCGGTAAGTTTGATCCGATGCGATTGGCTTACCTAAACAAATACGGGGCTTTTGACTTCTTTAATTTTGACCTAGTAAGCAAGACTACCTTCGATGTTGAAAAGAAAGGATACGAGCGGAACTACACAGGGAGCATCTATGAGTCGGACGGGATCAGGGTTAAAAATATTAACCCGATCTACTACACAAAGGAAACCCAAAAGTGGAAGATCATCAGCGACTATTTAACGGATGCACAGGCCGAGATCCTTCGGGAGTTGTACTCTTCACCTTTGGTCTACATGAACTTAGTAAATGATAACTACATCAGCCCATCTTGGATACCTGCGAAGCCTACAGCGACTTCCTACGAAGTTAAAAAGACTGCGGTGGATAAAGTATTCAACATAGAATTAGACCTTGAATTTCAGCTTATAAACACCCGACAAGTAATATGAGCGCAAGACTATTTGTAGAAGGCTATGAAGCCGACACCCTTGGGGATATTGATGTAGAATTTACTTTTTCGGTTGCGGATATAAGTGACATCGAAAGAAGGAATACTAGCTTTTCAAAGACTTTAACCCTGCCATCAACCCCAAGAAATCAGCAGCTTTTTGGGAACATCTTTGACATCTCTGTAGTAAATGATATTATCGCAGGGGCGAACATCGGGCAGAACTTTAACCCTGCAAATCAAGCGAAAGCCCAAATCTTCCTAGACAACGTGAAGATATTTGACGGTGTTTTAAGGATGTCTAAGATCAGTAACAAGAGCGGTGATATAGTTTACGAGGTTAATATGTTTGGCAGGCTCAGGGACATCTTAGATGCCTTGGGTGACCTTACCCTAGCAGACCTTGACTTTGATAACTATGACCACACCTACAATCAGGCAAATATTGAAGCAAGTTGGGCCCGGACAGAATGGGTATCTGGGGCGCAGAACTATGTCTACCCTTTGGTCGATTACGGATACAGCGCAAACAACATAAACTATCCTTTAAAGAACTTTAAGCCTGCGGTATTTGTAACTGAGATTCTAGAGCGGATATTTGAGGAAGCAGAATTTGAGATTCAGGAGCCAAAATTTTTTGAATCTTTCTTTTTTAGAAAGTTGATTTTATTGACTGCCGAAAAGAGCATCACTAGGGAAGTACTTAATTTGCTGCACCAGACTACAGCACTGCTGACTCAAAATGTGGCATCAGTAACTACATTTTCACAGCTACTAGTTTTTAACAGCGTATCCGCTCCTAGCTTTACAATTAGTAATGGAGGAACAAGATTTACCTACAATAAAACGCAGGGTTTAAATACAGGGATTAACTTAAATTTGAGCCTCAGTTTTACTTCTTTAGCAACCTTTACCAAGAATCTTTGGACTGTTATCATTTTAAAAAATGGGTCGCAAATTTTGTCGGAAAGCGAGACAGTAACCATAGTACCACTAGGGGGAACTTACACTTATAACATCGCAATTTCAGGGGGAGTAACCCTTGCACTAAATGACTACTTCGAAGTAAGATTAACAGGTTCGGCTGTAGGCGGTGCGGGATATAATGTGAACATCGAGAACGCAATAACAGTAGCACCTAGTGGCCCTTTCAAGATTGGTAGCACGATCCCTGTGGCGGTCGATGTGGTGGAAGGTGACACAATGAAGATCGAGTATACCATGCCTAAGTCAATGAAGCAGCGGGACTTTCTGAAGTCTATTATCTCAATGTACAATTTGTACATCACTCAGGATAAGCTTCAAACAAACGTACTCGAGATCATCCCCTATAATGAGTTTTTCAAAACTTTTAAAGATGAAGCCCTAGATTGGAGCGACAAGCTAGATGTATCTCAAGAGGTAGTGATAACCCCTTTGAGCGAATTATCAGCAAAGGAATATCGGCTAATGTTTGACGATGATTCCGACTATTGGAGTCAAAGCTATAAGACCAAATTCAATGAAGGGTATGGGGAAAAAAGAGAGATTATTCCCAACGATTTTGTCACAGAAACCAAATCCGTGAAAGTAGTTTTTGCACCTCCTGTTTTAAGGGAAGAAGTAGCAGGGCGAGTGATGGTTCACCTTTACAAAGTTGAGAATAACGTCAAGATCCCAGACAACTTTAAGCCAAGGATAGTTTTCTTTTCCCCTAACACACCAAGCCCTACATCGTGGCAAATTCAATATGCAGCGGGCCCGGTTACCTATAACACCTACCCTTATGCGGGTCACGTTAACAGCTTAGTTGATCCTGCTTTTGATCAGCTATTTCACTACCCTAAAGAAGTATATTTTGCTATCGGGGCTTACCCTGAAAACTCAAACCTATACACGGAGTACTACGATACCCTAATCACTTCGATAGGGGACAGAAACAGCAGGCTTTTGGAGGGATATTTCTATCTAACCCCAACCGATATTTCAAACCTAGATTTTAGGACGATCATAAAAGTAGGGAATCACTTCTTTCAGCTTCAAAAGGTGGATAAGTACAACCCGATTGCAAACGGGCTAAGCTATGTTTCGCTATTTAAGATACTAGGGGAACTTGAGCCTGAAGATTTTGATTACATCCTATTGGAGAATGACTTCTATATGTTACAAGAAAACGGGTCAAACAAGTTTTATATTTAAGAATTATGGCAGATAAGCGAATAAGTCAACTAGTAGACAGGGGTACGGTAGTCAATAACGATGTTATCCCTATCGTAGTAAGTGGGGCTACCACTACAAACAAGGCAACGATCTCCAGCATTCAAACCTTTATGCAGGGTAACCTTGATCTAGGGGTCACTTCTGTAGGCATCACTTTTGGGACTACAGGAACGGATATAAATGCAAGCGGTTCCCCCGTGACTAGTTCAGGGAATATCACTATCAATCTACCTACTGCAAGTGCAGTTAATCGAGGGGCTTTGAGTTCTGCTGATTGGACTACTTTCAATTCAAAGCAGCCTGCGGGAAACTATGTCACACTAGATACTGTCCAAACCATAACCGCTCAAAAGACCTTCACTACAAGTGGAGGATCTGATTCGGTTATCATCACCACTACAGGGGCAGGCTTTGCTTTGGATGCTATAAAAGCAGGCAATGGCGAAGTTATCCGAGTAAATAAAACAAGCGGAACGGGTAATGCGATGACTGTGATAGGTGGTAATTTTGAAGCCCCTACAATCGTAAAGACAGGCGGTACTTCTAGCCAATTCTTAAAGGCGGATGGTAGTGTAGATTCTTCTACCTACCTAACTACAGGAAGTGCAGCTTCTATTTATCTTCCCCTAGCAGGTGGAACTTTGACGGGTGCTTTAAACGGGACTAGTGGTACTTTTACGGGTGCAGTTATAAGTACAGCAGTTTCAGTAACTGCAACTACAGGAATAGCAGGAGATTTTACTAATAATTCATCAACTAATGAAACATTAAGGGCAAGAAATAATGGTTCAGGAAATATTGCAGCTTTTAGAAATTTATCAGCTGAGGTAGCAAGTATAACAAATTCGGGAGGGCTAACCTTATCAGGTGCTTTGAACGGAACTACGGGAACTTTTAGTACTGCAAGTGGTAATAATCAATTTAATATAGTTGCTCCTTCAGGGTCTTCTCCATACATAACATTAACACAAACAGGGACTGTGACTTATGCTATTGTAAGTACTCCTACTACAGGAGATTTTCAAATATCAGAAGCAGGATTTGATTATAGATTTCAAATAGCTAAAACCACAGGCGCAGCTACCTTTAATTCAGCAAATCAATCGCTTGGAGGCTCATATAGTACTACTGGAAATATTCTTATTTCATCTACAGACTCTTTTGCTATAAATAAAGGAGGTTCACTTTCTCTTGGAGGTAAGTATAATACTGCAGGAACACCAATAGAGACTTTTGCCAGAATACATGGTAAAAAAGAAAATTCTACTGATGGAGATACCGCAGGCTATTTAACTTTTGAAACCGTCCCTGATGCTACAGCTTTACTTACCGAACGAATGCGCATCAATTCAGTAGGCAATGTAGGCATCGGCACGGCTAGTCCTGCGAGTGGATTGTCTTCATCAAGGACTTTAAATATTTATGGTGGAGCAAGTACAGGTGGAGAAATTGTAATTGAAGGGAATAGTGGAGGAAACTTCTTAAGCCTTAATGCGGGGACATCTTCAGGAGACCTACCAATTGTTTTATTCAATCGTGGTTTAAGATTAGGTCATGCAACTAGCAAAGATGCTACAGGATTTGTTGAGTCAATGCGCATCACTTCGGGGGGTTACTTGAAGGCTGCTAATAACGGGGTTTATAACAATGCTACAGGAGCATTTCATGAATTTAATCAAAATTTAATTACAGGGCAAGTAGCAGTTTTTAGAAATTCGGCAACTAGTGTGCCTCAAGGAATAGAACTTGCATTTACAGGAGCAGATCCAAATGATACAGGAAGTTATATGCTTGGGGCTTATACAACTAGCGGAGGATTTACTTGGATTTATAGAATTTTCTCCAATGGTACTGTATCAGCTAGATCAGATGCAAGATGGAAGAAAAATATTGAGACTACTAGAAACGGATATATTGAAGATTTGTGCAAACTTAGAGTAGTAAAATATAATTGGTACAATCATGAAGATGACACACCAAAAGAACTAGGCTTAATTGCTCAAGAAGTAGAAGAGGTATTCCCTAATCTAATTCAGATTGATCCTGTAATAGCAAAAAGAGAAGTAGAACAAGAAGATGGAACTATCATTGAAGAAGAATTTGAAGATGGAGTTTCAAGAAGTATTAAAACTAGTGTTCTACCTTTCATGTTATTGAAAGCAATACAGGAACAGCAGGCACAAATAGAAGAACTTAAAGTACAAATCGATTCACTTAAAAACCAAATCAAATGAAAGTAACGCTAACAGAAGAACAAATCAAAATGCTTGAAGCATGGGCACAAGAACTGCCTACAAAGTACGGGATGTCCTTCATCCAATTCCTAGCACAGCAAGTGCAGGAGCAGAACCCGAAGGAAGAAACAGAATAACAAATGGGGAATCAATCGATTCCCCTAACCTTTAAAACCCCCAACCAATGGCTGAAGAAAATAAGATCATACTTGACGCAGATGTCAAACCACTTAAGAAACAATTAAGGGAGGCAACGCTTGAACTTCAAAACGCACGTCAAAAGTTTGGGGAGTTATCTACTGAAGCCGTTAATGCTGCAAAGAAGGTAGCAGGGATCAGGGACAGCATTGAGGATGCCAACGAGCAGGCCCAACAGTTTGATCCGGGCAAAAGGTTTCAGGCATTAACTACGGCAGCCTCCACGGCAGCGGGTGGAATAGCAGCAGCACAGGGGGCTTTGGCTTTATTCGGTTCTGAAAGTAAGGATGTTGAAAAGGCTTTGCTAAAAGTACAGGGGGCAATGGCTTTGTCTCAAGGCTTATCCCAACTGAAAGACATTGGAAAAGTAGGCGATCAGTTGACTACTGCTTTCAAAGGATTAACGGCAGGGGCAAACGGATTTAAGAAGGCTTTGATCTCCACGGGCATCGGGGCTTTGGTGGTAGCGGTCGGCTTGCTAGTAGCCTATTGGGATGATATTCTAGCCTTGGTGGGCGGGGTATCGAAAGAGCAAAAGAAACTAAACGAAGCAACGCAGTTAGACCTTCAGGCGCAGACCGAAAAACTAGATGCGATAGATGGGCAGGCTAACCAATTAAAGCTGCAAGGAAAAACTGAAGAAGAAATACTAGATCTAAAAATAGCCCAAACTGCTGAGGCTATAATGGCAGCGGAGGTAAACTTAGAGAATGCTAAGGCTACTAAGCAGGCACAGATAGATGCGTCTAAAAGAAACCAAGAAATACTAGCAGGGCTTTTAGCCTTTCTTTCTTTGCCTATTACTGCGATCCTTGGAACAGTTGATTTGATTAGTTCAGGATTAAAGCAGCTAGGGCTTATAGAAGAGTCTACTACATTGCTAGATGATAGCACTAAATACCTTGCATCTTTTGTATTCGATCCTGAGAAGGTAGCAGAAGAAGGCGATCAAGTAATCAAAGAAGCGGAGGGCGCACTTAATAAATTAAAGGAACAAAGCGCAGGTTATACACTATCCCAACAAGATGCACAAAAAGCAGCAGGTGAAAAGTCAAAGGCTGCACAAGAAAAAATTGATGCCGACAAACTAGAAGCGGATAAAAAGTTAAAAGAAGACAAAAAAATTCTTGATGAAAAAACGGCAGCGGAAGATAAGGAATTCCAAAAGCGACTAAATGAGATTCTAATCGAAACAAGGCTACAAGGAATCAAAGATGAGAATGAAAAAGCACGGGCTGAATTAGTTGCACAACAAGAGCAGGAACTAGCGGATCTCGAAGGGGATACCAAGCTAAGGGCAGAGCAAAAACTAGCTATTCAAAAGCAGCTTGAAATTAAAAATAAGCAGGAACTAGATGCCTTAGATCAAAGCTTTGCAGAGGCTGATGCCATCAAAAAACTTGATGAACTAGATGCGCAAATGCAAGAATCTCAAACGGATCTTGATATGCAAAAAACTTTATTAGATCAAAAGAAGGCTTTGCTTGATCAATTTTATGCAGAAGGAGATATAACTAGAGAACAGTATTTTGAAGGTCAAAAAGAAATTGAAAATGCTGAAATTAAATTGACTAAGGAAAAGTATGATTTGCAAATAGCAAGAGCAAAAGAAGCATCAATGGTTTTAGGTCAATTATCTGAACTTGCAGGTAAACAAACAGCAGCGGGAAAGGCACTAGGAATTGCTTCTGCTTTGACAAATACCTATGTCGGTGTGACTGAGGCACTATCTGCAAAATCAGTTCTTCCTTCCCCTTTTGATGTGGTGGCTAAAGTTGCAAACGTAGCAACAATTCTAGCTAGTGGATTGAAAGCAGTAAAGGCTATCACAGCAGTACAAGTTCCGGGTGGTAGTGGTGGAGGTGGTGCTGTTTCTGCACCTAATATTTCAGCATCAGCACCAAGTGTAGGTAGTCAAGTCCCTACAATTGGATCTAGCCCGGTTACTGCTCTAGGTACAATGATGCAAGGACAAGCACCAATCAAAGCCTATGTGGTAGAAAGCGAAGTGACAGGAACTCAAAAGCGGGTGGCCGATATTGAACGAAGGGCAGGATTTTAATACTTAAGGATATGGATAAATTACCACTTTATAAAATGTTTATCGCTGATGATTTTGAAGGCGAAGAGGAAGTAGATTTTGTAGCCTTGGTTGAAAGCCCTGCGATCCAGAGAAACTTTCTAGCATTTGCAGAACAAGAATTTGAAAGCTATAATGACTACCCGCAAAGCGCAAAGGATAATGCAGAACGGGGAATCCGTTTGAATGAAGAAATAGGTAATAAGTGTGCTACTCAGGTTGGCAAGGTTAGGGCACAACAGATCATGAACGGTGAGAATCTATCAATTGATACGATCAAAAGAACCTATTCCTATTTGAGCAGGGCTGCTGAATATTACAATCCAGATGACACAGAAGCTTGCGGAACTATCAGCTATCTTCTATGGGGTGGCGAACCTATGCTTAGATGGGCAGAAGCTAAAATTAATCAAGAACAATTCAGCACACACCTATCCTTCGCAGTTCAAGATGAAGATCAGCGCATAGTATCCGGGCCGTTAATGATTGCAGATCTACCGATCTACCGAAAGGATGAGGAAGGCGAATACTATGTCATGTTTACGGGTGAGCAGATCAAGAAGATCGTGCAGCGGTTTTTCAAAAAAGGCTATCAGGCCAAGGTAAACATAGAACATGGCAAAGCAGCCGAAGGGGTATACATGTTTGAAAGCTACATCATAGATCGTGAAAGAGGGGTTAACCCTCCTACAGGTTTCGAAGATGTGGCAGATGGTTCTTGGTTCGGAAGCTTTAAGGTTGAAAATGACAAACTCTGGGGCGAAGTAAAAGCAGGGACATTTAAAGGCTTCAGCGTGGAGGGTTTATTCAGGTATGAAAAGGCAGGAATGATCGTGCAAAAAGAAGAACAAATTATGTCACAAATTTTTAAAATTTTGAGTCAAGTTGAACAAAATTAACTAACTAAATATTTACAATTATGAACGCAAAAGAAGCACTCGTGCAAATCAAAAACTTGCTATTTTCAGAAGCAGAAAAAAAAGCAACCTTCGCTATGGTGGAAGGTAAACTAGTAGACGGCACTATGGTGTCCTACGATCTTGAGACTTCAGAAATCTATGTGATCGGTGAAGATGGGGAAAAAGTCCCTGCACCTGTTGGAGAGCATCAACTTGAAAGCGGTGAAATCGTAATCGTAACCGAAGCGGGTAAAATAGCTGAGGTTAAAAAAGGTGAAGCACCAAGCGTAGAAATTGAGATCGAAGCATCTTCAGATGTGGTAGAAGAAGAACCTAAGAAAGACGAAGCTATGGCTAAGTTTGAAGAGGTTCTAGGTGGCCTTGAAAAAAAGGTAGAAGAACTAACCGCAAAGGTTAAAGCAATGGAAGACAAAGCAGAAGATGTAAAGGAGGCGGTTAAAATGTCCGCAGTGATCCTTGAGTCTTTGGCAAAAGAGCCAAGTGATAAAGCTATCACAGCCCCTAACCAATTTGCAAAGCAATTAAAAAAAGAAAGTAACGACAGATTTGACAATCTTCAAAAAGCATTTTCAACACTTAAAAAATAAACAAAATGGCCTTAGACCTATCAGCATTAACTAACTATGTAAAGGAGAACGAATTGCAGCTTACTTCTGCTGCTATCTTCTCAGCAAAATCCGCTAGACTTATCGAACAATTCGGTAACGTACAGGTGGGTATCAAATCAGCAGAGACTATCAATATCATGGCTACCGATGCGGTATTCCAGACAGGTGGTACTTGCGGATTTAACTCCTCAGGAACTACTACAATCACTCAAAGAACTTTGACTGTAGGAAAGATCAAAATTCAAGAATCTATCTGCCCTAAAACTTTCGAAGCTAAGTACACTCAAAAGGCTTTGCGTGAAGGTTCTACTTATGACTACATGGCTTACGCACAAGAATATTCTGCTCAGAAAGTACAGAAGATCGGTGCTGCTTTGGAGACTGCAATTTGGATGGGCAACACCGGATCAGGAAATGCTCAACTAAACAAGTTCATGGGTATTGGTACTATCATTGATGCCCTTGGTTTTGGTGGATCAGGTGATCCTGTAAAGGGAAACACTTCCCAATTGACTACTTTGACAAGCGCAAACATTGAGCAGGCTGTAGACGAAACTTTCGCTGCTATTCCTGCTGCCCTTTTGGACAAGGAAGATGTCGTAATTTTCTGTGGTAATGATACTTTCCGTGACTATGTAATTGCCTTGAGAGATTCCAACCTTTTCCACTACGCTGTAGACGCTGTCAACATGGAACTAGTAGTACCTGGAACAAACATCAAGTTGATAGGTGTTAATGGTCTTAATGCAACAGATACTTTATTCGCTTTATCTATGTCTAACCTTTACTTAGGTACTGACCTTTTGAACGAGCAAGATCGTTTCGAATTGTTCTACGCAAAAGAGGCAGACGAGATGAGATTTGTAGTTGAATTTAAATTTGGTGTACAGGTTGCCTTCCCTGATGAGGTAGTATTCTGGAAACTTTACGTTGCACCTTAAATAAAATTGGGGTAAGGTCATAATCCTTACCCCTTCACAATTCTAAATTCGAAAAGATATGCCATGCGCTTTAACACAGGGGTACACCCTAGATTGTAAGGACTCACTAGGTGGAATAAAAAACGTATATTTCGCACCTTATGAAGACCTTGCCACGGTAACCATTGTTGCGGGAGTAGTTACAGTTTTAACTATGGATGCTACTAAGGTTTTTTATAAGTACGATTTGGTAAAGGAATCTTCAAACTTTGCTGAGGCAGTAAACACAAACGTTCAAAACGGAACTGTATTCTACGCTCAAACTTTGGAAATTATCCTTAATAAATTGCAAGTAAACACAAGAAACGAAATTGTGCTTCTTGCTAAAAATAGATTGGCTGTAATTGTAACGGATCAGCAAGGTGAAAACTGGTTCTTAGGAATTACTAACGGCCTTGACTTGACAGGTGGGGGAAGTGCTTCAGGTACTGCCTTCGGTGATAGAAGCGGATATACTTTGACTTTCACAGGCAATGAAAAAGAACTTTGCCAAAAGGTTACAGCAGTTATTCCAATCACTTAATTTTTGGTTTGATGTTTATGTGAACAAGCACCTCCTTTTAGGGGGTGTTTTTTTTGTGTACATGGGTGACTGTTTTTGTATTTATGTTTATGGTGATAATTACGAAGGGCGCAAATAGTGTAATCTATATCCCCTTATTTGATAAGCGACTTACGAGCAGCAATAGCTATATCTTTTTATTTGAGCATGAGGTAACAAAGGAGCAAGTGACTTTGACTTTGACGGATACTAGCCCATTCAAAGAAAGGTATTCAAAATTTGCCATTACTGAAGCATCTTTTACCACAGGTACTGTAGGCTTTTGGAGATACAACGTAACTCAATCGGGAAGCGGTAGTACAGTAATCGCCACAGGCAAAATGGAATTGACTGCGGTTAATTTGTCAACCGCAGGGGTGGTAAGATACAACGGTTACAACGGTAACTACAAAACATACACAACCACATGATAAAGTTTCTAAAATTTGACGATGTACCACTACCCATTTACAAGGAAGTAAAGGGGAAAGATTACATTTTTTATGGAGAAAGAAATGACTACCCAAACTACTTGCTGAGGATCTACAATAACAGCGCAAAGCATAACGCAATCGTGACCGGGAAGGTAGACTACATTTGTGGTAATGGGTGGGGAGTTAAGTCTGAAGATGAAATGCAGAAGGCTAAGGCCTACGGCATGATCAATAAGGTTAACACCAAAGAAGAAAGCCTAAATGAGGTCACTAATAAGCTCGTGACTGACTTAACTATCTTCGGGGGATACTATCTACAGGTGATCTGGACTAAGGCCACAGGCGAGATCGCAGAACTTTACCACGTTGACTACTACAAGGTAAGAACCAACTCAGAAAATACAGAGTTTTATGTCTCAGATAATTGGATTAAGAATGATAATGTTAACCCTAGACCAGACTACGAAACTTACCCCGCATTTGATCCTAACAATACCACAGGAACACAGATACTTTACTTCAAAGAATATCGTGCAGGGGTGAATACGTATTCCCTTCCAGATTATCGTGGTGCCATATCCTACATCGAACTAGATATTTCAATCGGGGAGTACCACCTGAACACCATAAACAACGGGATGTTTTCAAGCAAGCTGATAAACTTAAACGGTGGAAAGGTAAGCCAAGAGGAAGAAGATAGAATTGAGCGACAATTCCAGAACAAATTCAGCGGATCTAAAAACGCAGGTAAATTCATGCTAGCGTTTAACGATAGCAAAGAGAACGAACCTTCTATTATTGACCTATCAGGTACTGAATTAGACAAGCACTTTGATTTGCTTAATAAGAGCGTACAGCAGGAGATTTTTACAGGTCACAAGATAACAAGCCCGATGCTTTTTGGGGTGAAAACTGAAGGACAACTAGGAGGCAGAAGCGAAATGCGAGAAGCCTATCAGCTATTCCAGAACACCTATGTAAACGCAAAGCAAAGAGCGATCGAAGAGACGGTTAATTACCTTTTCAAGTTTAATGACATCATTGCTGATCTTGAATTAAAACCTACAGAGCCTATCTCTTTTGAATTTTCGGAGGCGATCATCTCAGCTAACATGACGCAGGACGAGATCCGGGAAAAGCTAGGCCTTGCACCTATTGAAAAAGTAGAAAATGACAATTCTCAGCAGGTGATTAATGCCCTTAATTCTTTGAATCCAACGATCTTGCAGAAGGTAATGGAAAACCTAGATAAGGAAGAGATAAGGGCTTTGATCGGCTTAAAACCAAAGATAGAACCTGTACAAATTGAAACTCCTGAGAACATAGGCGAAGCTCCGACTACCGTAGAAACTCTGCACCTATCGTGCAACCATACCCAAAAGGACGATGAAATACTCAGCCTATTTGAAGGCAAAGGAATATCCAAAGACGGTTTTAAAATTATTACTACTTCTAAGATGACCTTTTCAAGTGGTGATGAATTTGTAAAGCAAGAACTATTCGCAGAGTACCAACTCAATGAAGTGCAAAGAAAGATAGTAGGTGAAATCCAAAAGGATATAAACGTAACTATCCCACAGATAGCCAAGGCGGTAGGCATAGAAGAAAGCGCAGTCATTGAGCGGATAAATACTTTGATTGACGATAACGTGATCACGGAAAAGATCAGCCAAACAGGGCTCGTTACTCGCAAGATAACTAGCACAGGACAGGCAGCGATCAAGAGGCTTACCCCTGTGACATCTTTTAAGGTGCTATACAGCTATGAAGAAAGACCGGGCATACCTGCACTACTTCCAGGCTCAAAATCTCGGCCTTTGTGCGAAAAACTATTTAATGGTAAAATGCTTTTCAATCGTGAAGAAATCCAAAATATTTCTAATCAATTAGGCTACTCTGTTTTTCAGCTTTGCGGTGGTTGGTATACTAACCCAAACACAAAGGTAAGAACCCCTTATTGCCGTCATGAGTGGAAACGTAATGTAGTAGTAGAAAAAACAAGCCGATGAGCGCAAATGTATTAATGATTTCGGAGCAGTCCTTTAAGGATTTTACCGTAGCAAGTGCAAACATAGATCTAAAGAATGTCACTCAAGTAATTAAGATGACTCAGGATAGGTATATTCATCCAATCTGCGGGACTGCCTTATATGATAAGATCCTATCTTTGATTTTGGCGGGCACCATAACAAGCGGAGGGAATGCAGTCTACAAAACTTTGCTAGATAGCTATCTAACAGACACCCTTTTTAATTATGTGCTAGGTGAATTGCCAATGGCGATGCAATACAAGTTCGTAAATAAGGGAGTAGTGAAGCGCAAATCAGAGAACATCACAGAGCCAACCTTCGCAGAACTTCAAAGCATCAGCCAATACTACAAAGGGTACGCTGAATGGTATGCGGAAAGATCTATCAACTACCTAACTGCAAATAATACCCTGTACCCTGAGTACTTGAATC